AGTTTTGCACCCTATCGTTACCACTTTTACACCCCTACCGTTACCAGCTATAGACACTATTGTAATCGTATGGTAACGCTATATATTTCTTGTTTTCTTGTATTTTCTACATATCCTGCAATAAATTTTTCTTTCTTCCAGTATTCAAGAATTTCTTTAATTTTCGTTCTAACAACTGTTTTCTTTTTTCTAAGTGCTCCATCTGTTAGGGCGTCTATGTCAATTTGTTTATATACTGTTTCATATACTATTGTAGGGCTTAGTTTGCTACTTCCCTTTATTGATAATATTCTACGGTACAAATACCCTTGTAGTGTTATTGTTTCCTCGTTTTTGTTTATAGGGCTGTTTAATAGTTTTATATCAATTCTGCCTACCTGGTTTTTTTTGTCTGCGTATTCGTAAAGTGGTGGTGTTCTGAATAAATGTATACATTCTACAATGTTGCCATTTAAAGTAGCTGTTACTCTTTCGGCGGGTACAACATAGCCATCATATTTGAATTTTTCAAAGCCGAAAGCT